GGTGCGTTGGCTTGATTCGCCGCAGTCAACACCGGGCCGAAGTATTGCCACGTCACGCCGCCGTCGACAATCAACGCGGATCCTTGACCTGTGGGGCCACCGGAGCCGGCCGAGGTCGCAAACGGGGTCGCACAGATGTAGAGATTGCCCGCACCGCCGCCGGTGTTGGTGACAACCTGGCCTTGCGCGTAGCCGGTCGTCGCAACCCAGGCGGCCGGCGCGAGCAAGGGCGCGCGCTGGGCGACATTCTGTCCGCCCGACGCCGCCGCAAGGGCCGCCCGGATTCGGGTCAACAAAACGCTCGTGGGCAGCTGTATCGAGGATATGCGACGGCTGCCAATTTCGGGCAGGCTTTGAAATTGAGGTGTCACGCGAGCGCTACCAGTAAAGTGGCTGTGGTGAGCGTCGAATTGATCAATCCCTGCTCTAGCGCGATCGGGATCACGCTACCGACGGGCGGCGCGGTGAACGTGACCGCAACCCCGCCTCTCGGGGTGACCGTGACATTCCCCGCCCCACCGACGTAGATGGCCCGGCAGGTTACCAGCGTGGTGTCAGAGGGCACTACCGCGAGGGCGCTATAAAATTGGCTCAACGTACCTTGCATATCAACTCTCCGCCAACCGTTTATTGGTAGCTCGTTGGATCAATTCATCGACGGTCAATTGCATCTCGAAGCGCGGCTTCGGGGTATTCGGGGCGTCTCGGACCATCGGCCGGGACATGCAGACATATCTGCACGTGTCCACCGCGTGATCCTCGCTCTCAGTCTGGATGTCTTCGGGCCGGTGCGTGTCGTGCTGCATGGCCGGCAACGTGCGGATGATGTGCGTACAGGTCGAGAAGAAAACCATCATCGGGTGCGCGTCACTGCCCTTGAGGCGTTGCCGCACCTGATCCCACCCGCCCATCGCGCCCTGTCTCGCCACTCGGGCATTGTCCGCATGGCGCCAGTTCAGATTCATGCGCTCGGCGAGCGACGGGCCGCCATCACGAGCGAATGCGGCCGGGTCCAGCACCTCATCCGCCATTTTCTCGGTCTCACGTTCGCGAATGCCGGCGCCGATCTCTTCGGCCGTCAGCTTGCAACCGGTGTTGGGCTCTCCATTCCAGCCGTACCACTCGCGGTAGAACACCAGCGCACCGCGCGCAATGCCATCGATCGCGCCATCAGAGACCGCAGCCCAATGCACACAGAAGGGCTTTGCTGAGCCCCAGTCCATGCCGCGTATGCGCGGCCAGTGTTCTGGAATCTCGAAAGGCGCAATGACGTGCACATCGAGCCTAAATTCCGGGAAGTACGCGCCGGCAATGACCGACCAATCGCCGTCTTTGATCGCGCGCACGAAATTGGCATTGCCCGCCCCCTCCAAGCGCATCTCATAGCCGGGATCATTCGCAATGCCTATCTTGTTGTCTTTGAGCCGCGCCTTGACGAATAGCCGCTTCATCTGCGAGCCGTCTTCCGCCCAGAACGTGTGCCCGCCGAATGGGTAATCCTCAATCTTGAAATACGCCCGCACCCAGTGATGGCCCGGGCCACCAGGGTTAGCTGATGATCGAATGCGCTTGTTCGGTATCGCCGCCGCTGCGCCTCGGAGGCGCGCCTTCATGCGGATGTAGGGCACGGAGGAGGCCCACAGCGCGAGTTCATCCCAGCCGATCCACGTATAGGCGTGTCCCCAATATTCCATCCAGTCGTCGTCTGATTCCATGAAGCGCAGCTTCAAGGTGGCCCCGTTCGGCCAAGTCCACGTCTTGGTCTGATTGCTCCAATGACAGCCGGGAAACCAGGGTGGATATATTTCCTTCGACCGGCTGATCAAATCCTCAAGCTGCGGATAGGTCTTGCGAAAGAGAATCCCATGCCAGTGCTGCCCATAGGGCCGCGGCACGTCCTGAGCGAAATCACCGAGCAGGAAATCCGATTTGCCGCCGAATACCGCCCCGCCGTAGAGCAGCTCGTCGACGTCATCGTGCCTAATGGCCTCGAGTTGGGGGCCGGGCTGTGCCCTCCAGGGAATCAGTGTTGCGCTGTTCGACGGGGATCGGCTGCGCTTCGTATTGCCCGATGACGCCATCTACCTTCGCCTCGATATTGGCCAATTTCGGATGGACATAGGGGGCGCATTCTTTGGCGAAGGGCATGGCCGCTTTCGGGCCGCCTTCGTCGTAGGCGAGTCGCATGGCTTCGAGCATCACCTCAAGCGGTGTCGTGCCGTCAGCCAGAGCTTTGAGGGCAATATCCTTGCGAAGCTTGGTTTCGGGCAGATTGCCTTTCTTACGCCCTGCCCCGGGTCTACGGCCGCCGTGTGCCATGATGAATGCAAATCAAGAAATCAAGCATGAGGGTTTTCCTTCGGCCTGAACGCAAAAACCCAGCGCAAGGGCTGGGTTGTGGGGTGAGAACTACAAGTCTCGGCCGATATTTATAGTTTCTGGCGCCACTTGTCAATGACCTCCGCCAAAGATGTGAACAATGCCCACTGCGCCGCGTGGAGTCTTTGGCGATACGCGAGACGATTTAAGCCACTGCGTCCCCACTTGTCCGACTGGGTGCCGCTCATGACATATTCCAGGAACACGATCACCTTGAGGCGCTTGGGTAAATGCGCGATACCCCGATCGACCAAGGTGAATTGATCGTCCGTGATGGTCAAATCCCAGCACCGGCCATTGCTGGAATTGATGCCAAGCACCTGGCCGGCAGCGGTTGCGCTCAATCGCACGCCATTATTGCGCTGCCATTTACCCCAGTCTTCCAGCAAATGATCGATGTACTGCGTTTCGGCGTGATCCTCGGTGTCGGTCGGCTCCAGCCAGTCGTGTGCGATCACGACAGCACCCACCAGAGGCATCCCCAAAAGCACGCGCCCACGACGCAGCCCCAAAACATCAGCGTCACCCTCGGCCGATGCAAACTCTGCGCCCAGGGCTTCGGGGTCGGGGAGAGGTGGAGTTGATCAGCCATAATTCCTCCGTGATATTCCTTGGCGAAGCTGGAGCACGTCGTTCAGCACGTCCGCTTGGGTACGCACGACTTCGATCTTTGGACCGCGCCATGTGGTTTGGAAGAGCTTCTGTGAGGTTTCCAAACTCCCCATGTCGCTCTTGATCTCGCGCAATACGCAGCACTGGCGATTGAGCGCGATCAAAATATCAGGACAGCCCCCACCCACGTGGCTTAAGTCGATGACGTTGCAATAGGCTTGTTCGTACCATTTGACGATGTCAGCGTGAGTGGAGTCGCGGCGGCCTTGAGCGGCTGGATTTCTCACGTCCCCTTCCCCTTCTGTTTCGCCTGGTGATCGGCGCAAAGTTGTTTGGCGTACTCGAGCGACGCCACTTGCTGCGCGAGACAGGCGGACTTGTCGGCGTAAATGAACACGTTGAATCCACGCACACCGCGGTATATGCGGTAGGGGGAGCTGTAGTGGTTGCCGTCGGGGCGTTCGATCCATTTCATGTCAGCGGTGTCCCACAATAGATACAGGTTGCCTAGACAACAATCTGCTGTACACTTTCTGTACAACGAAGCGCACGCCCCTAGACGCCACTACGCTTCCCAAGCGCCCCAGCGGGTTAGGCCACCTAGACTGGGGCGCTTTCATTTGGCGATTCGCATGCGGTTGGTGAGGCTGGATATTCGCTGGGAAACTTCGCCGCTGCGAGCTGGATCAATTGCACCCATGCCGGGTTCACGTTGGCGCTCCCCATTGCCATCGGAGCCGGCCCCACGAGGTTGATTAACTGCCTGCATACGTATTCGAGTCTCGAAAGCCTCGACGCACTCTCCCGGCATTGGAGCGAGAGGCTCGCGCAGCAATCCTCCAGCGTGTACAGCTCTTGCCATACGGTCAGCAGATCGTGCTTTGGTCTCGGCTCTGGCGGCTTCCTCTTTGGTCGGGACTGCTTGGTGCGTAAACGTTTCAAGATAGCTGCCGTCTTCGATGTAACGCGTAGGCGCTTGGACGAAGCTCGAACCTTCGATCCCGCCCGCTTGACAGTATTTTTGGTAGTTCTTGCAGCCATCGATGATTTGCTCCCACGTCGAATCGAATAAAGCCCTACGAAGGGCCAACATCAATTTCATACTTCGCCAACCGCTCGGCCCTGATCTTTTCGGATAAACACTCTGCAATTGCTCGCTCCAATCACTCGGCAAATCATTCATGCCATACCCCATCTTTGAGCATGCATGGACCCCTATGGATCAACACGCTGCCCGCCCCTGCGTACGCTGTCGGCCTACTCGTGATGCTGTTGTCGTACTAGCGATTCGTCTCTCCTGACACCGCGCCTTGACGGTCCCTTGGTCCATATATGTACGATTTGCCCTCTCATTCCCGACTCAGAAAGGTCGCGCCGCTCGAAGCGCTGCATCACAAGTCCTTGCCTCTGATTTGACGGACAGGGCGAACCGCGCTACGCTTTTGTTTGCTAAGGCCCACGTAACCGGGCCGATTCGCCGCTAAGCAAATCAGAAGGCCCTAGGGGACAACTCCTAGGGCTTTTTTCTTTCCAAGATAGAAACCCAAGCGCTCATACCAATGAGCTTGCGAATCAGGGGTTTCGCTGGCGATCAGCGCGCGGCAGCAGTGCCGAATCATGTAATCCAGAAATTCCAGTTCGGTTTGCGCCGGCGCGGTGACGCTCATGTCAGCCTCATCTCACCGCTGCATGCGGATTCGTCTGATACCGCACAGCCAGATTGACGCGCAGGCTTCAAATGCGGGATGGCGCGAATTGATGTTTCAGGGCTCATTTAGAGCGATTCCCGCTTCTTCCAGAAGTCTCCCGCTCGAAGCCAGGCAATTCCGACTGCATGCCGTTGGCCAAAACAAGCTTGGCGTATAC